ATATCTGCCCCCTGCAGTTCGACATCGTCGATCGTGCGATCCGGCTCTATTCAAACCCGGGCGACCTTGTGTTTGATCCTTTTGCCGGTCTCGGCACGGTGCCAATGCGCGCGATCAAACTGGGCCGCCGCGGCGCCGGCGTCGAACTCAACGAAGTCTCGTGGCGCGATGCGGTGCACTATTGCCGCGAAGCCGAAGCAGAGCATGCGGTCCCGTCGCTCTTCGACCTGATCGATGCCCCAATCGAGGATGCCGGCCTAGCGACGAGAAGCGCGGCCTGATGCGCCGCTGGGGAGCATCGCAGATATCGTCCAGCCGAGCGAAGGCCGCGCTGTCGATGCTGCTCGCAGGATGCACGCCTGAGCGGCTGGCGTCGTTCACGGTCGAGGGGTTGGCTGTGTCGTACAACGTGCCGGTCTCGACCGTCGAGAAGATGCTGGCACGGGCTCGGCAGGGGCAAATGCTGTGAACGCCGAGGTCGTTCCCGGTGTATCCCGGCCGCCTCGCCGCGAAGATTACGAGCCAATCGTCAAAGGTCTTCGCCCCTTCATCGAAGGCGAGGAGCTGGTGCTGCGCTCGTCGCTGCTCCTGATGCGCGACCGGGCGATGGCGACAAAGTTCAGTGCCTGCGAACCATCCTGGCACCTTCTTGAAGTCGTCGAACGCGTCGCATCGGAAAACGCGATGAACTGGCGCGTCACGATCGACGACCTGCGCGAGATCAGACGACTCTGCGTCATGTGCGTCACCAATGCGTCCGGCTTCGATGCGTTGTTCCAGCCGCGGCTTCCTCTCGACGAAGGGGAGGCGGATGCCGGTGAGTGACTACGACGACGATCCGTTCGAAGGCTACGCGCCGGACATTCCCGTTCGCCAGCCGCGCGCGCCGTCCAACGACGAGATGCCGCCCTGGCTGCGCGAGGTCCCGCCTCATGGTGAGGCGATCAAGACCCCCCAGCCGATCGTCGCGACGCCGTTCACGTGGCGCGACGAGAGCGAAATACCCGCGCGCCAATGGCTTTACGGCAAGCACCTGCTGCGACGCTTCGTCAGCGTCGACGTCGCCGCCGGCGGAACCGGCAAGTCAAGCGTCAAGATCGGCGAGGCGCTCGCTATGGCGTCAGGCCGCGCGCTCTACGGCATCGACGTGCATGACGGCCCGCTGACCGTCTGGCTCTACAATCTCGAGGATCCGGCCGAGGAATCGGAACGGCGCATCCACGCCACGGCCAAGTGGTTTCATCTCAGCCCCGCGGACGTCGACGGCCGGCTCTACGTCGACAGCGGCCGCGATCAGCGCTGCGTCATCGCGACAGAGACCGAATATGGCGCCCGCATCGCCCAGCCCGTTTATGAGCAGATCAAGGCCCAGCTGCTCGAGCGCAACATTGACGTCCTCACGATCGATCCGTTCGTTTCGAGCCATGAGGTCAGCGAAAACGACAATCGCGCGATCGACGCCGTGGTCAAGGCATGGGGCCGCCTCGCCGACGAATGCAACTGCTCGATCAACCTGGTTCACCACGTCCGCAAGGGCAACGGCACCGAGACCAATGCCGACAGTGCCCGCGGCGCCAAGGCGCTGGTCGACGCGGCCCGGAGTGTGAACGTCTTCAACCGCATGAGCCCGGATGAGGCCTCACTGGCCGGAATAGCCGAAGATCAGCGCGGTTTCTTTTTCAGGGTTCAGAACGACAAAGCGAACCTCGCGCCGCCCGACAAGGCGACGTGGTATCGAATGAATAACGTCTCCCTCGGCAATGGCGATCAGGTCGGGGTGGCGTGTCCGTGGCGGTGGCCGGAGCTGTTCGAAGGCATATCGACGCGTCATCTGATCGCAGTTCAGAAACTGGTGCACGAAGGCGAGTGGCGCGCCGACTCCCGGTCCTCCCAATGGGTCGGGATTGCGGTCGGCCAGGTGCTCGACATCGACCCGGACAGCTCGCGCAAGCGGATCGTCAAGCTCCTCAAGGAGTGGATCGAAAACGGGGCGCTCAAGATTGTCGAGAAGCTCGATGACGAACGCCATTCGCGCAAGTTCGTGGAGGTTGGAAAATGGGCGCACGAATGATGCCGCGCGACTTACGCACAACTGTCGCACGACCGTCGCAAATGCGAAAGTTTGCGACAGTCACACTTAACAGTGAACTACCGACGCAGTGCCAATCGGGCGGCGCTCTCCACCGCCGCGCCTCCGTCGCAGCCGCAACGGTTGGGATGCTTCGCTTTGGCTACGCACCGCAACCGTCGCTTGGCTGGACGACAGCCGTCTGGAGGGCGCGGTGACGGATCAGGAGTGGCTCACGTTCGCCAAGCTCCCGGCATTGGGCTTGGCGATCACAATCGGCGGCCAGCGCTATGACCTGCGCAGGCATGAGCCATATCGCCGGCGGGACGGCGGCCTGACGACGCTCCTCGTCTGGACATCGGCGTGCCTGGAGTGCGGCGCTGAGTTCATCTGCAAGTCGGCTTCGTACCGACTGCCGCAGAACCGCCGGTGCGATGAGTGCAAGCGTCCCGGTGTCAGGTTTGATCCTGAGCGCAAGAAGCGGATCGCGGATGCAGCCGGGGGCCGCCCATGATCACGCTTGCGCTCCTGGTCTGCCTCGCGCCGACCGCCATCGACGGTGACACGCTCAAGTGTTCCGACGGCACGCGCATCCGCATCTTCGGCGTCAATGCGCCTGAGGTCGGGCAGCCCGGTGCTGATGTCGCGACGGCCAACCTGGCGAGGATCATCGTCGGCGGGCTCGCCTGTGAAATCCGCGGCGCCAGCTACAGCCGTCTCGTCGGCCGGTGTGAAAACGCGGCGCGCGAGGACATCAGCGCCGATCAGCTGAAGGGCGGCTTCGCGGTCGAATGGTGCGTCTATTCGAAGGGTTACTACGGGACGTGCGCGATCGCTGCGCAACGGGGAGGCGCACGATGACGAACGCGTCAGAGTTCAGGGAGGGTGTGATGCAGGCGTTGAAGGTCATCGATTTGCCGGAGGGCCGGCCCCCTCTCGCGCTCGACTTGCCGGGCGACACGACGTTCGACGAATGGGTCGCAATCGGTCGCCGGCTGTGTCTCGGAAGCCAGGCCCTGCAGTGGCACATCGGAGACTGGTGGGCATTCGGAGATCATCGCTATGGCGATCGTGCGAAAGCCGCGGCGGAGGGATTGTTCGGACGCGAGTTCGGCAGCCTGATGAACCTCGCCACGGTCGCGCGGACGTTCGAAACCTCACGGCGCCGTGAGCATCTAACGTTCACCCATCACGTGGAAGTCGCGAGCCTTCCGGCCGAGACCGCCGAGGAATTGCTCGAGAAGGCCGAGCGGGAGCATCTCTCGACCCGCGATCTTCGCCGCGAAGTGCAGGCGATCAGGGTGGCGAACGATCCTCAACCGGGCCCGGTGGAAGTCGAGCCCGAACCGCGAGCGTCAAAGCCCATCCCATCTCAGACGACACGCGCCGAGCTCACGGTCGCCTACGAGATGGTCATCGAGTTCGCGGAAGCGCTGCAGCAACTTCGGCCGCTCACCCGGCGTGAGACCGATCTCCTGGCAACGGCCATGACGTTCGTCGACGAGGCGCATTCCGGTCATCGTCCGTGCCCCGAGGATTTCGAGGTGATCTTCGTCGAGCAAGGGCGGCTTGCCTGCGAAACGTGGTACGGAGCTTCACGGCTGACGGTAAATCGCTGGCTGATCGAACGCGGCAAGTCGCGTCTCATCGCCAAGCGCGCCGAATTCGTCAGGTTCCAGCGCGAGCAGCTTCATCCGCAGTCCGCCGTTCGCGAGACGGTCGCTGTGCGCCAGATCGACGTGCACCTTCACGCGTTGGCGAAGGAAGCTGCGTCGTTCCTGCGCGTCAGCCGGTATGGCGGATGGATGATTACCGAAACCGGCGATGGTGACTGGCGCGTGGGCACTGTCCGCAAGACCGCCGACGAGCTGATCGCCATGGCTGAGCGTCAGGGCTTCGACAGCGAGGCGGCACGAAAAGAGGTCGACGCGGAGTGACCTACATCAGCGATAGGGTGGCGAGGTAGAAGGCTGACCATGTCCGGTCCCCTCAAGAATGCGCGTCAGGAGCGATTTTGCCAGGAGCTGGCGAAGGGCAAGTCGCAGCTCGATGCCTACGAGTCCGCCGGTTACAAGCCGGATCGCGGGGCCGCCACACGGCTGTCAGCAAATGTCAGTGTTGCGGCTCGCGTCGCCGAGCTCAAGTCGCGCATCGCCGAAAAGGTGACTGAAAAGACATCAATCGACGCCGCGTGGGTGCTCACGAAAGCTGCTGAGCTTCACGCTAGAGCACTGAAAGAAAAGCAACTTTCTGTCGCCAAGGGAGCGTTAGACCTGATCGGCAAGCACGTCGACGTCCAAGCATTCCGCGAGCAGGTCCAGCATTCCGGCCTGATCGAATACAAGAACCTCTCCGACGAAGAGATCGCCGCGCGGATCGCCGCGCACGAGGCCGCCCGTGCAAACGGCGACAAGCGCACCACTCACTGACGTCGAATATCTCGCTCTGCTAGACGAGCGCGCCCGTCGCGAGCGGTTGCGCCGCGATGCCGCGGAACGGCAGCAGCTCGAGAATAACCTCGAGCAGATCCGACAGCGCTGCTCGACGCTCGCAGGCTTCGTCCGCGAGGCATGGCACGTGTTGGAGCCGGAAGCGAAGTACGTCCCCAACTGGCATATCGACGCGATTTGCGAGCACCTCGAGGCGGTCACCGACGGACGCATCAACCGGCTGCTGATCAATGTCCCGCCTGGTTCGTCGAAGTCGCTGATCACATCCGTGATGTGGCCGGCGTGGGAATGGGGCCCATGTGGGCGCCGCTCGCTGCGTTATCTCGCAACTGCGTTCAACGAAGGTCCGGTCAAGCGCGACACGCGCAAGAGCCGCGATTTGATCGCCAGCGAATGGTTCCGGCGACTGTGGCCCGATGTTCAGCTGACGCGCACCGCCGAGACCAGCTTCGCGAATTCGTCGACCGGGACGCGCGAGGGGGTACCGTTCGGATCGCTGACATCGCAGCGCGGCGACAGGCTGATCATCGATGACCCACATTCGACCGAGACAGCCGAGTCGGACACGGAGCGCCTGAACACGACGCGCAAGTTCCGCGAGGGTGCTGTCAATCGCCTCAACGACCAGGAGAAGAGCGCGATCGTCGTCATCATGCAGCGCCTGCACGAGCAGGACATCAGCGGCGTGATCCTCTCGCTCGGCATGGATTACGTGCACCTGATGTTGCCGATGGAGTTCGATCCGGCGCGCGCTTGCGAGACGCCGATCGGCTTCAAGGATCCGCGCACCGATGAAGGTCAGCTGCTCGACCCGAAGCGTTTTCCGCGTGAGGTGGTCGACGCGCTCAAGCGCGACATGGGCAGCTATGCGTTCAGCGGCCAGTACGACCAGGCGCCGACGCCGCGCTCAGGAGGTATGTTCCAACGCGGCGACTTCGAGATCGTCGATGCGGTGCCAGCCGGCGGACGCAGGGTGCGAGCATGGGATTTCGCGGCATCACAGCAGAAACCGGGCAAGCAGCCGGACTGGACCGTCGGACTTCGCATGGTGCTGGTGAAAGACGTGTTCTACATCGAAGACGTGATGCGCGGCCGGTGGAGCGCGTCGGATGTCGAGACGCGGCTCAAGAACACGGCGACGCAGGATGGCCAGGGAATCACCATCCGCATGCCGCAGGACCCGGGCGCCGCTGGCAAGGCAGACGCCGAGACGAAGGTCAAGCTGCTGAAAGGCTATCCCGTCATCGTGAAGCCCGTCACTGGCGACAAGGCGACGCGTGCCCGGCCGGCATCGGCACAGGCAGAGGCCGGTAACGTCAAGCTGTTGCGCGGGCCATGGAACGATGTCTTCCTGGGCGAGATTTGCGCATTTCCGAACGGCGCATTCGATGACCAGGTCGACGCTTTCGCCGACGCGCTGAACGAGCTCGCGCTCGGAAACACCTACAGCTGGGACAACGTCTAGCGAACCTACATCGGCGCCGATGCTCGCCGTAACGTCGCCGCCATGTCAGGCCGCCTCGTCAACGTCCGCCCGAAGCCGGGCTTCCTGATGGACGGCGCCGGCGAGATCATCCCGGCACGTCAGAACGTGGTCCCGTTCCGCGACCGTTTGACCAACGTCATGTCCGGCATGGGCACGACCGCCGATCGCCGGGTGTACGATCGCTATGCGTTCATCCCGATCAGCGCGGCGGAAAGCGAAGCCGGATATCGCGACGACTGGCTGTGGCGCAAGATCAT